TTGCTCGAGCCCACCGTTCGCCGTCATTCAATGTCCTGGCTTCAGGAGAAATCATTGATAGGATTGTATCTATAGTAGGCCTCCATACACCACCATCGATAGTCACGTGTTTCGACAAGAAAGAAACTGAATCTTTATGCTCATGTGAAGATTGGTGGACTAGCCACTTAGCTTCATACGACTCATCCGGATTCAGTTCCTGATTGAAAATGGCCATAGATGCTTCTTTCAAATCATCCAAGCCCAAATCCTCGTATGCCGGATCACGTGGTACGATGATGATAATATTATCACCATACGTCCTGAAACAACCCTTCTCAACTGCTTCCTCTCCAAAGACCGCCAACCCGATAACATAGGCCAATTGAGTACTCGTGAAGGTATTTAACAGAGTTGTAAGAGGACTGCCAGACACATTCCCTTTTTGCTTCTTCCACACCTGCCCGTCAGGCAGTGCGATGGGTGTATTGATCATGTAATCTCGCACCCAGGCACACCACCTACCGAACTTGCGTCTATTGTCACTACCATACACAAGGTAGGTAGCTCTCATAAAAGCAAAGAATTCATCCATCTGGCAGGTATTCACTGTCGCGTCTTGCCTGCGAACATCCAAACAGAAGTAACGATAGGATCCTTCATGGTCTTTTACAAAATTGTTTAAGACCTCTCTCATATCATGAACTTCGTCAAATTTGACTCGTTCATGAAAGTTCTTTTTCCTATCTCTCTGATTCGTCAATTCGCAGATAATATTAAACAGAAACACCATCCCCCCACAGTACTGCCAAGTCATTCCGAGCATCATATTCGTGTGCAACCAGTTTGAGTATATATACTCCGTCACCCTTTGAGCGAAGGGTGACATCAGCATATGATCCCTTGTATCGCATGCTAGCACCATCCTCCCACTACGTGGTTGAGCTACGAGACCGGTCTCAAGCGTACACTGGACTCTTTTTCCCCGACCGAATATGGCACAGGGCCTGGGTTCTACCTTTAGGCCATTGTAAATATCTTCACGGGCCGCAAGGTACTCCCCAACTGCTTCATATTCGCAGCTTGCCTTGTCTGTAAACTTATTCAGTCGGAAATAGATGCCAGGGTACGAGGACTCACTCTCTTCACTCAACCACGGAATAGGAATATTGCGCCAGACACGTCTGATACCGTGATACTCAGACTGGTGCAGCCAGGTCCTGCTTCTTGCTATAAGGTCCAACGCAGGTTCAAGGAAGTAAAAGTCCGGTTGGTCATATCTTTTGAGGTGGTGTAATAAAACACCCATTGACGGTGCCGACATATATGCTGATCGTACCATGATCCGTTCTTTGATTGGATCACAGTATTTCAAAGCCAGATCAATATGATCCGTATCTGATATGTCTGTACCGCCATAGTTATTGTATTGCCACTTCTTGCGTTCCGCATCCGACATCGGAATACGTTTTAAGAAACGACAACGACTATCAATAACTTCCTCGACCCCCGATTTATGCAATCCTCGGCTGCGATGCTTCGATTCCACAAATAGACGGTCTGCTTGCCAACCTTCCTGATACTCCTCTCTCCTACGTTGTCTCCGTAACTTTCTAGTCCAGGACCTTCGGCCTCGTATCCAGCTTTCATGATTAGGCTTGGCTAAAGGAGCCTGGAAAAAACAATTCTCCAGCCTCTCCTTCACCAAAACCTAATTCACGCAGTTCAGCCTGTAGCTGAGCTTCAGGAGCCTTTGGTTCTTTGAAAACCTCAGAAACTCCTACGTTCCACTCCTTAAGCTTACTAATAAGCTTCTCACGTTCAGTTGCCTGAGACAACCGTTCC